GGCAAAATTGACGTAGGCTGTGTAACCAGACGTTTGAACTGTAACACCTGTTAGAGTATTGCCACCGGCCGTATAGCCTGTAGCCACAACCTCGTTGGTTGAGCTGTATATAGTGGTATCTGAGTCCAGACTTGCATTGCCAGTGTACAAGGCAATTTTTATCGTGTCTGTAAGCAGGTTATGTACAGCCTGATAAAGCTCCGACTTGAAGCTTGTGGTCTGGGTTTGGACGATAGCCATTAGTTCACCGCCACTCTTAATTGACCACTACGATAGGCGTCCTGGCGCTCCATGCCGTCACCCAGGCGCTTAGCAAGAGCCAAAGCTTCTTTATACTTCCCGCCAATCAAGGTGACCATATCTGGCTCACCCTTCATGTAGGTGTATGCCTCAACAAGTGCACCGTACAAAAGCACAGAGTCAAAGTTATCACCAAGCCACGTTGTTGTTGCTGTAGTAATTGACTCAGGGTAGTAGAAGTAGTGCAGCTCTACAGTGTAAGTTGTGTCAGGAGTTGGACCAAGAATGAAAGACAACTCTGTGGTTGGAACTCCTGCACTTGTAGTTGGGCCGAACAATGCGTAGTACTTAGGTAAGCCTGTACTTGTTGGAGTTGGGTAGGCTTCACGAATAAAGTTTACGTCTTTATTCAACAAGTATGTATAGGCTCCAGCTCCATCAACTACTGCCAATGAGTATGGCGCAAGAAAGTCAACCGGACACGATAAATACTTGTTTGATACAGTTACTGACCCCGTCACGTTTTTACGCAGCGAGGGGAACTGTACTGTGTTGTAAATGCGCTGCTCTGCCTGCGTGATAAACAGGTTTACATCCACCGTGTCAAAGGTGTTCTCTGTGTAATCAGATATCGCCGTGACTAGAGCCGCGTAGTTCATGCCATTGGGCCTCGGGCCATCACGCCTTTAGTGGCGCAACCAGTGCCACGAATTTTGATGCCGGAGGTCTTGGTAGGCTCATTGCCAGCAGACTTGCTGTAAGCGCCAACTGCCATATCCAGGTTTTCCATTTTGCTTAGATTTGGACCAAAGCCAGGGTTCTCTATGGCGGCAACTTTTTTACCAGACATAGTGTGAGGAGGGGCGTAGACCTGAGCTGGTCCAACTTCCTTGCCGCCTTTTTTCATACTGTAAGCCATGATTTATCCTGTCTTTTGGTTAGCTGCGCGAGACATGTTGCGACCCATACGCATACGGTCATCAGTGGTGGGGCCACCTTTTTTAAGCTTCAGCGTGGTTCCCTTGCCACCTTTGTGCTCTTGAGCATCATGCTGCTTAAATGCTTTTTTGATCATGGCCTTGTCTTGAGCCACATCACTCTTCATATTTTCTTTAGCCATCATTTACTCCTATGAAACCGTTACTGTCACCGTGCCAACACTTGTGGTTCCAACCAAGTAATTGGGTGTTAAAACTGCATCAAATTGACTAGCCCCACCAACCGGGCTCCAGCCCCACTGAATGTCACGAGAACCGCCAGTGTTGTACCCTTGGTTGTTCAATCCAGCAGATACATACGTTGTGTCTGGCCTGGGCTGATAAACCGCTTGCGGGTCATTAACTGGATACATACCCAATTGCAACTGTGGCTGGTCTGGATCCCAGCATGACTCACAAACTTTCAATTGGTACAGTTTAGTCTTAATAACCTCAATTTTCAATTGCTTGAGTTTATAACGCTGGCCGCACCTATCACACTCGGCAATCGAGTATTTGCCTGATGCGTAGGGAGATGCCATTAAGATCCACCACCGATGTATGCAATTCTTGGAGCAAGGCGTAGCGTAGCTTTTTCATGGTCTTCACCAGCCGCTAATTTGTACTGCTCATCATAAACAGCCTTGAGCATATCAAGACGGCTCTGAAACTCAGGAACCTTCATGGCGATGTAGTAAGCAAGCCCAGCCGTAACTGCAGGCAAAAACCGAAAATTCATATCGGCAGTATTACTACCATCGCCCGCATCTTGAACTCGGCGCAGTCGATAGTAGACAAACTGATATGGCTGAGACCCGTCGGGGGTAGGCCAGACTGTAATAGCTGGGAGCTGCGGCACTTTGACGGCCGTGGATGCGGTATGTGATGCAGCGGTTGTATTGTTCTGCCCACGGAATACTCCACCAAGAGTATTTCCAGAAATGTATGTGTAGTAAATGTCTTCAGAATCTAGGCGGATGAAGCCAGACCCGGCTAAATCAACAACTGTACTCAGTGTTACAGTTGTATCGGTTGCGGAAATTGAAGAGCTCAATGTTGCTGTAGTTGGGTTGACCTGCCCAGAAAGGCGTTGGATCCACACTTGAATTGGCCTACCCTGGACAAGCTTATTCGGAATCGTCGCATAGGTTGACACGCTAATCCTGGTGATGCTCAAGTCAGATTGGGTAGATGCCACATTGGGTTGCGTTCGGATTACATGGTCCAGCAAATCAATGGTGTCATCGGGCAATGCATATGTGTTCAAGCCCTGAGTGAGGGAGATAGTCCCAGTCTCAATGGTCCACATGTTCAGGCCGCGATTAGCCCACTCAATGGTCATCAGGTTCATTGACCTACGCGCTGTACGCAAGTCATAACCAGACCGCATCTCCCGGCCAGCCCGCTCCCAAGCCTCCTCCGCAATTTCGGAGAACTCAAGATTAAAAGCGGTAGAGCCGGATGTGGTCATTTAAAGCCCTTGAGCGTTTCCGCCAATCGAGCACGTTGCCCAAGTTTACCTGGCTTCTTGGCTGCAGCAGCAAGCTTTTTTTCTGGAATGGGTTTACCTTTTTTTGCACCCAAAGCAGAGCGTAAGGCACCCGGCTTTTTAACTGCACCAGCAATCCAGTTTTTCGTAGCCATTTTATTTCCTTGCAGTTTTTGCAGAGTCAATGAAAGCTTGTTTTGTGGGCGCGCCCTTGCTTCCAACTTTACGCATTTTTTCTTTAGACCCGCTGGCAATGCGTTTACGTTTTGCATTAATATTGGCGTAAAGCCCTACATTACCGCCTCCAGCATATTGCGTGAAGTCGGTATCGTCACGGCGAGCAACCTTCTTGCCGCTAGGCATTTTGGATGGGGAGATGTCTCCCATGCCGCGACTAATCCTCACTTTCGGCCCCTAGCCATGCCACCACCGCACATAACTATTTTGCAATTGGTTTTACCGCGCTGGGCAATACCATCAGCACGAGCAGATGCAGTGCCACCCTTAGCGTAACCGCGCTGACCGCGAACGGCATCACGAGGATCTTCCTTGGGTGCAGGCTCTGTAGAAGTCAAAGCATCCATGTAAGCTTTCTCCGTTTTGGAGGAGCTACGCATGTCATCAATTTCTTGTTTGGATGGTCGTGTCATTTCAATCACCTTAGCAGACTTTGCCGCCCTTTTTCATGGCAATATTGGTTCCCTTGGTTTTGCCCTTGGAGGCAATGCCATCGGCGCTCTTGTGACCAGCAGCCAATCCACCACCAGCCATCTTGGACATGCCGCCTTTTTTCATGCCCATCATTTGCTTTTTGTCCAAGGCCATATCAGCTTTAGAGCCTTCTTTCATGCCCTTCTTCTCAACATCCTTGCCGGACTTTTCAAAAGCAGCCATGCCACCTTTTTTCATTCCTGCAGACATAGGAGCACGAGCTGCTGCAGCTTTAGCAGCCATCATTTGCATCATGCGAGGGTCCATTTTTGTAGCCATAGTATCACCACCTTTAGAAAATTTACGGCCTTTATCGGCCTTGTTAAAGTCTTGCCCCACGGACTGTGGAACCCCTACTTTCTTGGCAAAAGCGGGGCTATGCGCCACAGCTTCCATGAAATTATGCTGTTTTTTACTGGTCGATGGCATTAGAGCCCCCAATCTTTTTTACCAGACGCTGGACTGTTGGGGTTTCCCAAATACGAATACCAGTCCAAACGATAGTAAATAGTGCTGCTATGGAAGGAAGCATGTCTGCCAATGTCCCTATTACGGTAATGATTGACACTGCATCAACCACAGATTTTACGGTTTCAGTATTGTCAGTCATATCAACATTTCCATCGAGCTAAAGATGCGGCCTTGCGAGTTGGCTTACCATTTTCGTCCTTCATTGGACCAGGCATACCAGACATGCGAGCGCAAAATGACTTCTTACGTGGTCCACCTTGGGGCTGTGGAGCCTTGAGATTAGACCCTGTGGCTGCGTTGTACCGGGCGCGGCCTTTGGCAGTCAGCCCAGCCCCTTTAGAGACCGGAAGCTTTTCGCCACGACCTACCGCAAGGGATGGGGTTTTCTTAGCCATAAAATATTGTAATTCCTGTTACGGAACCAACGCTAAGCGTGAGATACAGCCCCGTAGAAGCCAAGATACCTTCGCCCGGAACAAATACACTAAACGTGTTTGGAGTTCCAAGGCTTGCTATATCCATTGTGTACAGAATGGCTCCTGTAGAACTTCCATCTCTTATCTCAAAAGTTGCAGCCGTGCTTGCTTTGGGGCTAATAACAATACCTTTAAGGCGTGTACGCCCAGCGTAATAAGACCCCGCTGCGCTCAAATGAGCACTCTTGACATCAGTTTGTTGCATAACTAATCTCCTGTAAAACAGGGGCCGAAGCCCCTGAGACTAATTACTGCTGGAAGGTGGAAGGAGTCTGCGATCCATCCGAGTTTGCCACAGCATACACAATCGTGTATTGAACTGTACCAGCCGTTACAGCTGCAACCGTAGGCGTAAGGGTAGCAATAACCTTTACATCAGTTGAGCCAACGCCAGCGCCGTTAGGAGAAGCGGTAGTGGCAGCACCAGCCCAGTTCACCAGCTTAGACGCGGCATTGGTATTAGCCAAGCGGCCTTGAGAAGTAATGTCGGTGGATGCCCAATACAGTGCGGCAGTAGTTCCATCGCCAATGGTCAAGTTAGCTGCAGTAGAGCCAGTAAATGCCACCAAAGTGTCAATAAAAATACTAACAATTTGAGCACCAGCGGGGATTACACAGATAGTGTCGGTGGTAGCAGAAGCTGCTTGACCAGTGTAATCCTTCTTGAAGGTTTGAGATACCAGTGTTGCGCCGGTATTGCGGATGGTGCCAACGGTAGTGCCGGTGGTGTTTTTAACAGTGCCGAGCAGCCAAGGGCCGAGGTGAGTTGCGAATCCCATGATATGTGTTCCTTACATACAAGCTAAGTACAGCAATCGGTATGTCGTCCGCTGGGGCGGTTTGCTGCACTGAAGTCCCAGATGGATGCAATATAGCACCAATTTAAAAATAGCGCAATAAAAAAAGGCCCCCGAAGGAGCCCTTTCTTAAAGCCTACTGGCTTATGCCGAACCGGGAGATCCGAACATACCCAAAGGATCAGACCAGCCGAAGCTGTAACGCTCACGAGACTTGTAACGGACGTTGCCGGTATCAAAGTCGCCGTCCATGCTGTTAGCCAGCGGGGTGCGTACAAAGTGCTTCATGCCGTTAGGCACATCGGTAGTCAGATACCAGCCGTTTGTGTCGGTCAGGTAGTGGTTAACGCAGTAACCTTCAGGAATCGAACCATTGTTCTTAATGGCGTTGATATCGTTGTCGGTAGTGCCAACACGCAGGCTGGTTTCCAACAGACGGGTAGCAACGAACATCAAAGACGGAGGAACAATCAGCTTCTTTGGCTTGGCTGCAATCAGCAAACCGCGCTCATCGGTCCAACCAGCGATCTGAATGACTGCGGCTTCCAGGGAAGTCTCATTCAAGTCAGCGCCAGTCGAAGGACGATTGCTGTTAGTGCCACCAGAGATCAGTGGGTGAGCAGTGTTGAACAGGGACACGCCATCGCCGCCGACAAAAGCCGAGGAGAAGCCGTTGTTCAACGTAGAAGCTGCCTTGACCTGCTTGGTGTATGCCATACCGCGAGCCAGGGCCTTGGTGTAGCGAGCCGACAAGCTGTCATACAGGTTGTCTTCAATCGCCTCTTCAGTCAAGCTGAAGCCCAAAGCAATGGTTTCGTGGTTGTAGCGAGCAGTCCATGCCTCTTGAGCATTGTCATAAGCGATGGCAGAGCCCTCGTTCTTGACAGGTGCAGCGGAGAAGCCAGACAGTTTGGTCTCTTCTTCAAAAGAACGCTCAGAGGTCTCTGTTTCGTAGATCTCTTTGTGCTCTTCTTGATACGTTGCATACTCCAAACCGAACAAAGCGTTCAGGCCGGGGAGCAACTCTTTCAATAGTTGTGCGCGTGAAATAGCCATTTTGAGTTACTCCTTATGCTACGTAGTAGCGGTGAGCGCCGAAGTTGAACTTAACCAACACTTCAGG